TAGCAAACGTGGGCTGTTAGCCCTCTTTTTGCCTTAGACTTTCCTTTAAACAATCAAACCGCGGCAGCTTTGCGATCCTGGTCCTGTGAAGGATACTGATTGAGTACTCTTAGCAGCTAGAGATTCCGTCCCTGCGATCCGAGATCCAGGTTTAGGGCGCATGATATTAGCTTACGCTTGCTTACACTGCTTGATGAGCCTACGAATTTAGTTTTTTTATGTGGGAGCCGTGAACGCGAACTTGAATATGCCCGTTGTAATAGTCGTTACTTTCAAGAACTTTTCTAGTAAATTGTTCTCTAGCTTCAACGTATGAGCATTCTGCCTTTGATGTACAGTAAAACAAGATTTCTCTTGAGAAATTTTCTTTGCCTAAGGTGTCTATATCTGCCTGTAGATTAGGGCTTGAACCATAGTAAGTTTGCCAGTCGCTGTCAATCTTACCTCTAATCTTTTTTTTCTTCTTTGTGCCGTTTTTAAGTTTTACTGTTCTATAGGTTGTTTTAGAAAATTTGGCTAGTTTCTTGCCTATATATTTGCGTCCACTGATGAGATTTGTAATGATGTACACGAACCCAACACATGTGTCTGGTAAAGTTTCGACAATGTTGTTTTGATAAGTCCATGACATGCTTTAGTTAGCATCATCCGTGTCCTGTGCCTGTTGTTTTTGAGCCTGTCTTTTTGCTTCTCGCTCTGCAAGAATTATTTCTTTTTCATCCATCCATTCACGAATAACCACACGTCTAGCAGAGCAAATTCTACGAATGTCACTTAGTATATGGCGCACACGTATTGCGCTAGCCTTGGTTCCTTCGTTCATCCATGCCTGGTTCTCCGCAAAGTACTTGCGGAATTCTGCTAGCAATTTATCGTGCAGTTCCTCGTCTTGGTGCATTACTTCTTATTGTTTTGATCTAACATAGGAGCGACTTTTTCAATTTCGTGCTCGTGTGCAAACCTCTCAGGTGGCCCAGCCGACCAACTGTCTGATGTAAAAATTCTAACTGGTTTCCAATACTTAGAAATCAAATTATTGACAGCAACAATGCCTGCCACTACTACAACGATCCCTAACATTGTTAAAATACTTCCGGCTAAAAATACTGCCGCTTGGTCCATATCCATTATTCTGTTACCTCTAAATCATTTGCGTACGATGTAAAGCCATTTTCTTTAATAACCTTAAGTACATTGTTTACTCGTCCAATAAGTTCGTCTTTATGACTAATCAAGAACACGTTCTTTTTGCGTTCACGTGCTATCTTCTTCAGCACAGCCAGCGCACCTTCTACACCACTAGCATCTAACCCGTTGTCAATAAGTTCGTCGATAAACAATAGGTTAATACTTTGATATAAACTTTCCCAAACATCACGGAACGCCCACGACAACGATAAAATTAATCTGTTGCGTTCGCCTCTTGACAAGTTATCAAAATCTAGATCCTGCCCAAGTTGCATAATTTCTACAGTTAAATCATTTAAGAATGTAACTGTGTGGGGCAATCCCATCTTATCCAAATAGTAGGTAAGCCTATTATTAAGGTAGGCCAAGTTTTGATCTATGATCTTTTTGCGGATAAAGCTGTCTTTACTAGTCAGCAACTTGAGCAGAAACTCTTGATGTTCTTTCAATGTATTAAGAGTGTTGATAGACTCCCAAGTAATTTCCTGCATAGCAGTATTTTTTAAGTCGTCAATCTGCTCTTGATACGGATCTGTTTCACCTGCTTTAACTGTTAATTGTGTTTCAAGTGTTTGGATTGTGTTTTGATGTTTGAGTGCTTGCTCTATACTATCATAATATGTTTGCGGCCTACCGTTAATGTCACCGATGCTAACGAGTTCTTTGTTAATTTTAGCAAGATCGGCCGTTACTTTGTTCAGATATTTGTTAGCTTCATTTAAATGACCTTGAGCAGTGGCGGTCATTTCTTCGTGTTTATGATCATGCAGTGCTTGCTCACAAGCGTGGCATGTCTTGTTTGCTAGACTTTCTAATTCCTTTGTATACTTTGCTACACTTTTTTCAGCTTGCGACATTGCGCTTTCTAAAGTAGCACGTTCTTTGTTTAAACTTTTAATTTTTGCAGACTGCTCGTCGTATACTTTTAACTTTGCATGAGATTCTAATTCTTTATCTATGTCAACATTTTCAAGTTCAATGATTGCACGACCAATCTTTTCTAAGTCGGTGTCGTGCTGAGTGTTCCAAGCATTTTGTCGAACAGCTAATGCGTCAATACTTTGTTGTATTTTATCGTTAGATTTCTTTGCTGCTTCGATATCTGCACTTTCTTGAAAAATATCATCTTTAGTCTGTCGAATAAGCTCTTTAAGAGCTTCGGCTTTTTCAGATAATAGCGTAACACCAAGTAGTTGCTCAATGATAGCACGTTGATCTGCGGCCTTCATAGACAGAAATGGTTCAGTATATGTGTTTAACGCAATGATATGCTTGAACATATCATGGCTCATACCTAACAATTCATCCAAGTCCTTCTGAGTTTCACGCATGTCACCCTGTGCATCATCAGATTCTTCAGCACCTTGTTCTTCATTGTTAACATAAAATTTCATAATGCTAGGTTTACGGCCACGCTCGACTCTGTAGTCGATACCATCTTTTTCAAAAGCCAACGTAACTAACATATTTTTGTTGTTAATTTTATTAATTAAGTTATCTTTCTTGATGTTGGTAAGCGCATTACCAAACAAGGCAAAGCTCAAAGCATTAACAATAGTGGTTTTACCAGTGCCATTACGTGATCCGTTATCGTCCCCGCCTTGATCTAAGTTTTCTCCCAGTACTAGTGTTAGGTTTTCCTGTGCAAAGTTTACTGCTTGTGTCTGGTTACCCACACTCATAAAGTTTTTAACTGTCAGTTCTTTTATTTTCATAGGCTATTATAAATTGCAAGAAGTGTGTTCTTATCAAACTGGTCAGAGTCAATACTTATAATTTGACTTGATACTATTTGATCCACACTTTCAAATGCTTGAATATCAATATTTGTGTTGATTTCAACTTCCTTACGTTCTGTTATTAACGTAAGTTCTCTAATGTCGTAATCAACAATAAACTTTTCTTTAATGAAGCTTGCTTCTTCGTATGTGATGTCAATATCTAGTGTAACACGTAAATGTTGCTTGGGCAATATTAACGAGTCAGCTTCATCAATAAGCTGACTTAGTTTAACTGTTCGGAAAGTGGGCTGTTTAGGCCACGTGTAATACTCAGGTGTTCCGCCCCACGCTAACACCATCATTCCACGTTCGTCATCCCAAGTATCTGCATAGTTGTGAGGAAAAGCGTTGCCAATATAGATCATATTACCTTTTTGTTGGCGCTTGTGAAAGTGTCCACTAAAGCCAAGTTCATATGATTTAAAACTTTCTAGATTAATCTCACCGTGGTCCGGCATCTGCACCATGGCGTTCATAAAGAAGTTAGGTAATTCAAAATGTCCAAAGATGTACTTGCCACCTTTCTTACCTACTGACTTCCACTCTTCTCCGACAAGCCAAGGGCATAGTGTGACATTGCCGATAGTAGTAGGCTCGTGTACAACAGTAATACCGGGAATATACTTGCCAAATTCAACTGAATGAATGTCCCGTTTATCTTTGTAGTACAAATCATGATTGCCGGGAAAAAAGTAAAAATTATCAAATGCCTTACCCAGTTTTTCCAAGGCCCGCAAACTATAATCCATCGTAGTGATGTTAAGGCTATTACGATTATGATGCCAATCACCCATAAAGATACCTGTATCACATCCTTCCTCCTTTGCTTTAGCAATGTACCAATCTACAAAATCTTCACAGTCTTGGTTATGTACTGAGCTGTTAGATTTTAATCCAAAGTGTATATCTGTAAAACAAGCTACTTTCTTAAACAAATTTGTCATTCTTGTGTCTCATCAAATCTTTTCATGGCACTTGCATGTTCTCCAGCACCGGTGCGAGAATAAGACGGATTCATTCCGTTAATTTCTAATATATCATCGCGGATGTTTTGATTGCGTTTTTCTATGTTAATAACACGAACAAAACTGTTAGTAACAGCCGCAGTGAAATAGGCAAATGGATTGTCAGATTTGCTTTCGTCAAACTGTAATCCAATCTGTGCTAATTGTAAAATAGCCTGCCCTTTCATCTCGTCATTATATGTGTAGCCACGAACGTTACCACGAGTGGCATATCTCTCGCACAATTTAATCATCATACGGGCCAATGTTGGAGTAATTTGCCCAGCATCTTTATCAAAGTATCCTGTTGCTAAATCGCCCTTCCAATGACTTTTTCCAACACATATCAATGTATCAGTTTCGTCAAACTTCCAGTGCTGGAACGGCGGAAAGTTGACCTTGTCTCTATGATCTGCTAGACTTTTGGGGTTTTTCTTACGTGTATTATTCAGCGGAATATGATCAAACGTCATGATTCTAAAGACTAAATCTGTCTTTTGTATCTTCTTG